AATTCACGCAAAACTGGCACACCCGCGGTGAGCGTTTCCCCACACTCACCAACGGCCATTAGCCACTTCTTAAAAACTCTGTCGTTTGGCACACTAATCAGACACATTGGATCCTTGATCAAACATGCCTCGACATTGCGTACCATGCGCCAACCAGTGCTCAAGAGCACGGGCCTAGTCTGACAGAATTCTACCTGTTCAAATTCACGCACGGTTGGTTCAACGGTCATTGAAAACCCCTGTTTCATGAACCAATCGTTGAGTCCTTTTCGAAACTTACTCTCATGTTCTGACTCCATGAATATTACGCAATCATCACCATTGTTGGCCAATTCAATATCAACTCCCCGTAGGTGCGCATACACCCAGACGAGAGAACACATGATCAGGCAATTGCCTAATGACGTGTTCAAATCGCCTGAACAACGGGTTCCTTGCATTGTGAATTTGACCGAACCGTCCTGTGCGTACGCTATACCTTTATTGTTTAACTGCCATGACAGTAGGGTGTCCAATTCTTTGCACCCGGGGAACAAAGAAGTGTAAAAGGAATGCTCGTACATAAGGGCTGCTTGACTCACGTGCATGTCAAACTTAGTGGCGTCTAAACCTAGACCTACAGGTTCATAGAACCGGTCCCACTTTTGTCGCAGCACGGTGGCCGACACGTCCGCGTTGAACCCTTTTATAACGGTAGCACGGGTGTGAGCCCCAAAAGCCTTGTTAATGGCTCGGAAGTAATGGTGTTCAGCGTGTTTCAGGTACTTCCCCAATCTCAAATTGTATCGGGGATTGCGTGGATTAATGATTCTCGGTGCTTTATCCACATCCTGTTTTTCGAACTTGACGAATGCCTTCAGATATGAATCGACAATCGTCAGCGGCACCAGTTCTAAACTATATAGAGCTCGTTGGTACACAAGCCGTTTTGAACCGCGGTAAGTGTCAACGACTTGTTGACTAGTTAGCACGGGCAAATTAGGCATATACTCAAGAACTCTGTTGCGAAACTCCTTGTGGAGTCTCGACTGGTAGCCTGTTCGAAGGGACACTTTATGCGCGGGTCTGAAACCTTCCACATCCTTGCAGAGGAAATACCTCTCTACAAGGGCACGCGTAATAGTGTCCACACTGTTATTGTAAACACCCAGGTTGTGATCTGGGCCAAAACCCGTGAGAACAGTGAACTCACGGGTTTTACAAGACTGCCCGTTCCGGCGTACGCACAACGACCCACCACACCGCGAGATCTGCTGCATAAGCAACAGATCAACGCGGGTGTTGGATCCGCACACCTTCACCGGGCGTCCCTAGCACACTGTTGGCGAAACGGACTGGGTGGAAGGAACTCCTTCCAACCACTGTATCCATTTCGGCAACCGCCGCTTCGATGTGCTTACATCGTCAAGGACGCCTTCGGTGAATACAGCATTCATCACAAACCCCCGATGTGATACTGTATCCACGTCTCTAACATTATGCCTGCGGCACAACTCCAGGTACTTACGCTGCACCAGCAGCACGTTCGCTTCATTGTTTGGCAGGGCGCCGAATTTGGCGCGTATGTGTAGAGCACAAGCAGCCGCAAATTTGGGTATGATCCGAGCTT